GTACAGCCGGACTTCACGGCTCCGAGCAGTGACCCAGCTTAGTGGAAATCAAACTAACTTGGTGCGAACGCACTCAACGCCACCTTCCGATAGAGGATAAAATCATGGCCGACCTGACCAAGTTGATGAACGATATTGCCGACCTTTCGACGAAGGTTGATGCGCTGATCGCGAAGCAGAACCCGCCCCCGGTTGATGATCAGCCGGCAATCGACCAGGCAGCCGCCGCCGTCGAGGCTATCGCCGCGAAGATCCCTGCGTGAATTGAAGCCATGGGCATTTCTGAGGACATCAGGGCGGCCCGCGAAATGCTGGCCCAGGCCAGGGGCGCGGTTCCGGCTGCCGTCAAGGAAGCGAAGGAGGCCGCTGTGACGATGGTTCTGGAGGTTGATAAACTCCGGGCCGAAGCCGCAGCCATTCGTTCCGAACTGGCAACGTTGACCAATGGCGGTCCCGCGCTTGATGAGCCTATTGGGGCTACGGTCGTTCCGCCTCCGGTGACAATGTGATGATTTCAATCAGCCATTGGGGCATGTTCTTCGTTCCCGTCAATTCGGGGGCGCTTAACGCCTACAATGCGCAGACCAATGCACAGGCTGCATCCAGTGCGGTCAACGCCTATCATGGCCAATACCAACGCCTGAACTTCGGAGAGCTTTCATGACCGATGAATTGATCCGCCAGCGTAAGCGCTTGGCAATGGGTGAATCCCTTGTTGATGTTCCCGCGATCGAGAATCCGTTCAGCCAGGTCAAAGGCTCTGACATCCCGCGCGGCGAGATGAAGGATGGCCGTCGCAAGGGCTCTGATCAGGATCACGATGGGGACAAATACTAGGGCCGTTTCGGTCCAAACTAGAGGAATTAGACTATGGCGCTGGGCAGGAAAACCGGCGGAAGGCAGAAGGGCACACCGAACAAGCTGACCGGAAATCTCAAGGAGCAGATCCTTGAGGCTGCTTCGAGGGCGGGCGGCGGTGATATCGCAACGTATCTACACACTCAGGCGATTGAGAACCCCGGCCCGTTCATGGCGCTGCTCGGAAAAGTGCTGCCGATGCAGGTCACTGGCGAGGACGGCGGGGCCATCCAGCTAGAAACCATTCAGCGCACAGTTGTCAGCGCATCGCGTGCCAATTGACATTCAAACGGCTGAGGTCTTTGTCCCGCTCTTGCAGCCAGCCCGATACAAGGGCGCGCATGGTGGTCGAGGCTCTGGCAAGTCGCACTTCTTCGCGGAGTTGATGGTCGATGATCATTATCGTTGCCCTGGCCTTCGCTCGGTATGTATTCGAGAGCATCAAAAGAGTCTGAAGGACTCGGCCAAGCGTCTGATTGAGGATAAGATCCAGGCATTAGGGCTTGGGTCTCACTTCGAGGTCCAGACTGATCAGATCAAATCGCGTGGTGGTGGCGTGATCCTGTTTCAGGGCATGCAGGATCATACGGCGGAATCAATCAAGTCTCTTGAGGGCTTCAACCGTGCTTGGATCGAAGAGGCGCAGACGCTTAGTGCTCGCAGTCTCTCAATGCTGCGGCCTACTATTCGCGCCGAAGGTTCTGAAATCTGGGCGTCTTGGAATCCCAGGCGCAAGGTTGACGCCATTGACGAGTTCCTGCGCGGTTCTCCGCCGGAAGGCGCGGTTGTCGTAGAGGCCAACTGGCGGGATAACCCTTGGTTCCCGTCTGTGCTGGAAGACGAGCGCAAGCTTGATCTGGAGCGGTATCCAGAGCGTTACGGCCACATCTGGGAAGGCGAGTATGCGAAGGCCTTTGAGGGGGCTTACTTCGCGACGCTGCTAACCAAGGCTCGGCTGGAAAAACGCATCACGCGCCTTCCTGTTGATCCTATGATGCCAATCCGGGCGTTCTGGGATCTTGGTGGCGCGGGCGCCAAGGCCGACGCCATGGCAATCTGGCTGGTGCAGTGGATCGACCGCGAGATTTGCGTGGTGGACTATATTGAGGGCGTGGGGCAGGTCTTGTCCTATTACGTCAACGAGCTGAGGCGGCGCGGGTACGGGCAGGCGATCTGCTATCTTCCCCATGACGGCATCAAGACGAACGATATCACCGGCAAGCGCTACGCCGACCATCTGAGCGACGCAGAATTCAGCGTGATGACTGTTCCCAACCAGGGAGCGGGCGCCGCGATGATGCGGGTTGAGGCTGTCAGGCGCATTTTGCCGCGCTGCGTGTTCGATGAGGCCAAGACGGAATCGGGCAGGGATGCCTTGGGCTTCTATCATGAGCGCAAGGACGAGGCGCGCAACGTTGGTTTGGGGCCGGATCATGATTGGTCGAGCCACGCCAGCGATGCATTTGGCCTGATGGCGGTTTGTTACGAGGGCTCGGACAAGGCGATGACGATTGACGGGCTGTTCGATAGCGATTTTGCGAACGAAAGCCGCTCCAGCATTACGGGCTACTGATGAAATTCGATGCCAGCACGTTGCGCGAAGAGATGGAAGTCATCGAATCTCAGGTCGAGAGGAGCCTCAAAGAGGGGCGCCGCGACGACAAGCTGATCGATCGTTATATCGTATACGCCCGCAAGCTGCGGCAGAAGGAATTTGAAGACAATGGCTATGTTGCCGCGCGGTCGAGCGTAACGGGATATTGATGAACGACCTTGCCGCCGCTCCCGTAATGCCGACCGGAATGTCTGCGCAGAACCCGGAAGGCATTGCCCAGACTCAGGCGTCCGGACCGGATCAGGAGCACATTGGCAAGCTCAAGAAGTGGATTGACGCGGTAAATATCGCGGACGACCTTGATGATACCCTGCTGACCACGATTGGCGCGCGGGTTGTCGAGGAATACAAGATCGACGACACCAGCCGGGCAGACTGGAAGACCAAGACCCAGGAAGCCATGGACCTCGCCATGCAGGTCGCGAAGGAGAAATCCTTCCCATGGCCCAAGGCGGCGAACATCATCTATCCCTTGGTGACGACGGCCGCGACGCAGTTTGCGGCCCGCGCTTATCCTGCCATCGTCAACGGCAGACAGATCGTCAAGGGCGTTGTGGTGGGCCAGGACAAGGGCACGCCGCAGATTGGCCCTGATGGCACTCCGGTGATGCAGAACGGCCCACAGGGCCCGCAGCCGGTATGGCAGGTGCCTCCGGGTGCCAAGCGCATCAAGGCCGATCAGATCGGCGACCATATGTCTTGGCAGCTCTTGGATGAGCAGCCGGAATGGGAGCCTGAGACCGATCAGCTTCTGCACTTGCTGCCGATTGTCGGCTGTGTGTTCCGCAAGAGCTATTTCGATCCTGCAAAGGGGCGCAACGTGTCGGCGATGGTCTCGCCGATGAAGTTCGTGGTGAACTACAACGCGAAATCACTGGAAGTTGCAGCGCGCGGGACGGAAGAAATCGAGTATTATCCTCGTGAGATCGAGGAGATGCAGCGGGCCGGGACGTTCAAGGCGCCCAAGACGCCGTATGGCGAGGCTGAGGGTGCGCAGGGCGACCGGGATAAGCCGCACGAGTTTCTAGAGCAGCACCGCTATTGGGATTTGGACGAGGATGGCTATCCGGAGCCCTATATTGTTACCGTCCACAAATCCAGCCAGACAGTGGCGCGTATCGTGGCCCGATACGATGCGGATGGAATCCATTTCAATAGTCGAACCCACAAGATCGCCAAGATTGACCCGGTTCACTATTACACCAAGTACGATTTCATCCCCAATCCTGACGGTGGAATCTACTCCGTGGGTTTCGGCCAGCTCCTTAGGCCAATCAACGAAGGCATCAACACCGTCCTGAACCAGATGCTGGACGCGGCGACGCTCCAGAACGCTGGCGGGGGCTTCATTGGCAAGGGATTGTCGATGAACGCAGGCGCTATTCGCTTCCAGATGGGCGAATACAAGACGGTCAACGTCTCCGGCGGCACGCTGCGTGAAAACCTTGTGCCGATGGACTTCAAGGGGCCGTCTCCGGTCTTGTTCGAGCTGCTGGGCTTCCTGGTTGAGGCTGGCAAGGAGATCGCAGCCGTCAAGGACGTTCTAACGGGCGACCAGAAGGCGTCCAACGTGCCGGCGACGACCACGCTTGCTCTCATCGAGCAGGGCCTGAAGGTCTTCACGGCGATCTACAAGCGGGTTCACCGTGCGCTCAAGAGCGAACTGAACAAGCTTTACCGGCTGAACCGTGTTTACGGTCAGCAGGAAATGCAGTTCGAGGCCGGCGGCGAGTGGCAATCGGTCCTGAAGCAGGATTATCAGACCGGCTCTGGCGTCCAGCCCTATTCCGACCCGTCGATGGTGTCGGATATGCAGAAGATGGCGAGGACTCAGTTCCTGCTCGGCTTCCTGCAAACCCCGTTTGTGCAGCCGTTGAAGATCCTTGAGCGCGCGTTTGACGCTGCCGAGATCGATAATCCGGAAGAGTTGCTGGTTACGCAGATTCCGCCCAACCCCGAGCTTGCTTCCAAGGGCATGGAGTTGGAAATCAAGGGGCATGAGGCGCAGTCTTCGTCAAAACTCAAGGACGCCCAGGCTGTTGCGGCCTATGCGAGCGCGATCAAGTCGCTGGCCGATGCTGATGCGGCGGTTGGTGCCCAGCATCTGTCATGGCTCGACAAGGTGCTGAAGGCTCATGAGATCGAGGTTGACGCTGCGATGGCGCCGACCAAGGGCGCGGACGGTTCGAGCAAGCCGGCAGGAACGCCGCCGAAGTCCCCCATGCTGGCGCACCCGATTGTGCCGGGCCAGCCCAATAATATTCAGCCTGATATCTCGGATACAGACCAGATGAACGGCGGCATTGCGGGCGATCCTGACGGGAATCTGAGGATGGACCCGGATAGCAAGTTCGCCGCGGATCATGGATCGCCAGCGCCGTGAGCGTGACCAAAGAGCAGTTCAATCTTTGGAAGCACGATCCGGTCAGTAAGGTCTTTCTAGCGTTCCTGAAGGACAAGCGCGAGTTCCTGATCAATCGCGTTTCAGAAATGTGGGTTGACGGCGCGGAAGTACCGCCGGCAGTTCGCGGCCAAGTCATTGAGCTTGGCGAGATAGCAGAGCTTCAATTCGAAGCAATCGAGTCATTCTATAAAATTGAGGAAAGTGATGGCGCTGAACCCCAAGGTTCTGTCGGTTAGTCGCGTTGAGTACATTGCCGCTCCGTGGACCGGCGAAAACAAATCAGGCTGCACCCCCGTTGGTGATCGCGTCCTGATCCTTCCAGATATCGCAATGACCAAATCGCAGGGCAACATTGCCCTTCCTGACGACGTTGTGGAGCGTATGCAGCTCTCGGCCTCGTCCGGCGTCATTGTTGAAATCGGCGACGACGCTTTCGCGTGGAATTCAGACCGAACCCGTCCGTTTGGTGGTTACAAGCCGAAGGCTGGTGATCGGGTCCATTTCGAAAAGTATGCCGGCAAGGAAATCGTCGGCGACGATGGCGCGAAGTATCGTCTGGTTGATGATAAGGCCATCGGTGGCATCAGGAAAGTCTAACCAGGAAACAGTCATGACAGAAGCTAACCTGGCGGAAGCTGGGACTGACGGCGCATTGCCGGAAGCCAACGAGGCCGAGGCGAAAGCCCGCCGCCTTGGCTGGGTTTCGAAAGAAGAATTCAAGGGCGATCCCGACAAGCACCGCTCCGCTGAGGAATTCCTTCAGCGCGGCGAGACGATCCTTCCCATTTTGCAGCGCGATAACAAGAAGCTGCACGATACGGTCAGCCGATTCGAAAAGGAACTGCGCGAGACCAAGGAAGCCGCCGCTGGTGTCGAGGATCTGGTCCGCAAGTCGGCCGAGCGCGAGCACAAGAAGGCGCTCCGCGATCTTGAGCGCAGGCTTGATGCCGCGATCGAGACCGCAGACGTAACGCAGGCCCGCCAGATCAGGGCTGAAATCTCCGAGCTTCAGGGCGGCGAACCCGCTCCCAAGCGAGAGCCAAAGCCAGTTGGCGAGCCCGACAAGCCCACTGTCGATCCCGAGATCCAGTCTTGGATTGATCAGAACGACTGGTTCAACAAGTCGATGGCTCTCCGTGGGTACGCCACGGAAGTATATGGCGACCTCGAAAAGCAATTCCCCGGCAAAAGCCGCTCAGAACTGCTTTCAGAGACCAAGCAGCGCACCGTGGATCGCTTCCCGGAGAAGTTCGGTGTCAACCCCAAGCGCGATGGCGCGGCTGCTGTAGCGGCTCCTGGCGGGGTTGCAAGCCCGAAGAAACCGGCGGGCCGGACCTATGACGATTTGCCCGCAGAGGCCAAGAAAGCCTGCGACAAATTCGTCAAGAACATTCCGGGCTACACCAAAGAGAAATACGTCAAAGATTACGAGTGGGATTGAGGCAGATGAACGAAGTCACAGAACGTCGCGGTCCCGGCCGTCCGAGGAATGACATGAACGCTCCGGCAGCTCCGGCTACGGATCTCCCGCAGCGTCCAGCACGCAAGCCCTTTGGCTCAATGAGCCTCAAGCTCGATTATCCCCAAAGGGAAGGTTTCCACCGTCATTGGTTCAATGACATCCCAGGCCGCGTTGGCCGTGCTCTTGAGGCAGGTTACGAGCACGTCAAGGACCGGGATGCCAAGCCAGTGAGCCGGGTGGTCGGTACTGCCGAGGGTGGCGGTGCACTGACGGCCTATCTGATGGAAATCCCCGAGGAATGGTACAACCAAGATATGGCCCAGGAACAGCGGATCATCGACGCCAAGGAAGACTCGATGCGCCGTGGTGTTGCTGACGGCCCCGAAGGCGAAGGTCAGTACGTGCCCAAGCAGGGCATCAAGATCTCGTCCAAAGGCTAACTCAACAGCCTCTTTCGTTTCACCCGTGCCAGCCAATGGCTGAGCGCGATGCTTTCTCACGCCTTTTAAGGATTTCCTTATGGCAAACGCAAACGTTGCGCGTGGGCTCATCCCCTACGCTACTGTTTGGGGCCAGAAATACAACGGCTCCTTCAATACCTACTTCGTGCCGGCGGCCTACGCGACGGCGCTCTTTGTCGGCGACCCCGTCGATATCATCTCGTCCTCGAACGATGCCAACGGCATTCCCGCCGTCAAGCTCGCCACGGTCGGCTCTCCGTACCTTGGCGTTGTGGTCGGCATCATCAACGGCGGCGACATGGGCAACATGAACACGGTCACCCGTGATCTGCCTGTGTATCACCCGGCCTCGACGGCTCAGTATCTTGCGATCGCGGACGATCCGAACCTCCTGTTCGAGCTTCAGGACGACGCTTCTGCGCAGGCGACCGCTCCGAACCTTTGGGCTGGCAAGAACGCCAACCTGGTTGCTGGTGCCGGCTCGACCGTGACCGGCTATTCGGGCTGGCAGATGGCGGCTTCGACCGTTGCCACCACCAACACCCTGGATGTGAAAATCATCCGCCCGCTGCAACAGGCTGATAACGCTATCGGCACTGCTGCGAACACCAACATGAATGCAAAATGGCTTGTGAAGCTCAATAACTCGCGCTTCGCAAACCTGATTGCCGGCGTCTAAGAGGAGGCGTAACACATGGCTACGATTACCACTGGCACGCATCCCAAAGCACTTTGGCCCGGCATCAAGGAATGGTGGGGCCGTTCTTATTCGGAGCACCCGGAAGAGTACGTCGATCTCTTCGACAAGGAGACTTCGGACAAGGCCTACGAAGAGGACGTGGAAATCACGGGCTTCGGTCTGGCTCCCGTCAAGCCGCAGGGCGCCTCGATCAACTACGACACCGAGTCGCAGGGCGCCGTCACCCGCTATACGCACGTTGCGTATGCGCTGGGTTACGTCGTGACCTTCGAGGAACTTCGTGACGACCTTTATGAGGTTGTTTCGAAGCGGCGCGCGAAGCAGCTCGCTTTCTCGATGCGTCAGACCAAGGAGAACGTCGGCGCAAACGTGTTCAACCGTGCGTTTTCCTCGTCCTTCACGGGCGGCGACGGCGTGAGCATGATCAACTCGGCGCATCCGACCACTGCCGGCAACCAGTCGAATGTTCTTACGACTGCTGCCGATCTGTCGGAAGCTGCGATCGAAGACCTGACGATCCAGGTCATGCAGGCGCAGAACAGCAAGGGCCTTCGCATCTCCCTGATGCCGCAGTCCCTGCACGTTCCGGTTCAGCTTTTCTACGAAGCGAACCGTATTCTGAAGTCGGTCCTTCAGAATGACTCGTCCAACAACGCTATCAACGTGTTGAAGGCGACGAACGTGTTCCCGAAGGGCATCAAGATGAACCACTACTTCACGTCGGCAACGGCGTGGTTCATCCGGACCAATGCCCCGGCTGGCCTGAAGATGTACGAGCGCGACGCGATCATGTTCGATCAGGACAACGACTTCGACACCAAGAACGCGAAAGCGGCTTGCTACGAGCGTTATTCGATGGGCTGGAGCGATTGGCGCGGCGTGTTCGGTACCCCCGGCGTCTAACCCGCTGAAGAGCGAAGCATCACAAACTCAGGGCGGCCTTCGGGCCGTCCTTTTCTTTTCCCGACGCCCTTAACCGCTGCTCACTGGGGGCAGCAAGGAGACCGACATGACTACCGCAATGAAAGGCCCGCTCGTTATTTACGGGCAGCGTCCCCCGCTTGGAACTGGCGCGAACGGCTCTGAGAACCCCTATCTCGCCCCGTCGATGCTCTACGGTGGCGCTGGCTACCTCGACAGCCGCGCTGGCTACAACAACACCAAGGCTGGCTGCGTCGGCTTTGTCGGCAGTGATATTCTGGTGCTTGACGCGACGCCGGCTACGTTTTCGGCGGTTAACATCGCCGCCTCTCAGTCTCCTGCGGCCGGCGCGATTACGCTGGTCTCCACGACCGGCGCTGGCGTGACCGTTACCTCGGCTGCGCAGTACATGCCTGCCTCTGGCGTGACCATCCCCGCTGGTACGCTGGCCCTTGACGGCCCGACCGGCTTTGTGGGCTACGGCCGAGCCTCTGGCGCAAATAGCGGCCAGTTTGAAATCAGCGCCTATGATCCCTCGACGCTGGTTTCCCGCGCTGTCCGTCTTGTGTCAGGCGGCAACGACAGCGGCATCACCTTCACCATCTCCGGCTGGGATATCTACGGTTTCCCGATGACGGAGACTATCACTGGCGCGAACGCCGGTACGGCGAACGGTGCCAAGGCCTGGAAGTACATCTCCAGCGTTACGCACACCGGCTCGGTCGCTGGCACCTTGACCATCGGTACCCAGGACGTGATTGGTTTGCCGCTCCAGTCCCTCCGGTTTGGCCGTCTCGCGATCAACTACAACAACGCGAGCATCACTGCGAATACGGGCTTTACGGCGGCTGTTACGACGGTTCCGGCGACCTCGACCACGGGCGACGTTCGCGGCACCTATGCGCTTCAGTCGGCAGCGGACGGCACGAAGACCATTCAGGTTTTCATCACCATCCCGCCTGCGGCGCTGAACACCGTCAATGGTGCTTCCAGCGTCTACGGCGTCACCCAGGCTTAATCGCCATCAACTTAGAGGGCTCCTGCGGGAGCCCTTTTTCTTTTGGAGAATGATTGATGGCTACTCTCTATGTCGCTGAGTTCGAGCGACCGCGAAATCAGTGGGTGACTATCGCCAACGCTCCGCCCATCGCTGAGCAGACGATCGCGATTGGCGGATCTAGCACTCAGGCGACCAACGCATTCAATGCCAAGACGGCGATGATCCGCGTTGAGACGGATTCGATTTGCTCAATCGCAATTGGCGCCAACCCGACCGCAACAACGACCAACATGCGGATGAACGCAGGCGATTGCGAATATTTCAGCGTAATGCCGAACCACAAAATCGCAGTGATCAGCAACACCTAAATGGCACCCCGCACCACCTACGCCAATCTAGGTGACGGCTTCCAGCCGTTCTCGCTATGGGACCAGTCCCTTGCGGACATGGGCTCGCTTGGGATTATCCCTTGCACGGCTGCGGGAACTAACGCGATCGTGCTAACGCCGACTGGGACGGTGTTCTCGCCGAACGTTACAACGCCGAATGCGCTTCAGGTGTTTTCATTCCTGGCGGCAGCAAGTTCAACCGCATCTGTCACGTTGCAGGTTGGTTCGACGGCTGCACTCAAGCTCTATCGCGCGGATGGCATCACCCAGATCGGATCGGGCGAGATACAGTCCGGATGGTATTACACCGCCGCTTATAATTCAGCACTGAACAGTGGCGCTGGTGGTTTTCAGCTTGCTGGCTCATCCGCCGGCAGTTCGGGGGCGGTTCAGTATATCACGGCAGGAGCAACGGTCACCGTCGCTGCGGCCGATGGCTTGATCATCATCAACAAGACGGTCGGGTCTGCCACGACAGTCAATCTTCCTTCCGCTCTCGCAAAACTCGGCAAGGTTAAGATAGTGGACTTCAAGGGGGATTCCGATGTGAACCCCATCACCGTCAATCGCAATGGATCTGACACGTTCAATGGTGGTGCAACCTCATGGACGATTTCAGCGCCGGGGGCTTCGGTTGTCTTTGATCCCGTCGTCAATAGCGGCGTCAGCGTAGGATACGCGGTCTGATGGGCACGGAACGCTTTTACAAGCCGGGTTCGTTTTATCGCATCGACGACAGGACGGGATTTGCCGTTCGCGCAGAACGCACCCGTAAGGAATGGAATAATCTGATCGTTTCGGATCGGGTTTGGGAAGCGCGCCAACCGCAAGATTTTGTCAAGGGCGTAGCTGACAACCAGACTGTTCCTAACGCTCGTCCTCGCCAGCCGAATCCATATCTCAACACCGGACCTGCGGAGTTCGAGGTTTATAATTCAAACCCGAGGTCTTTCCTCGTGTACCAGCATTCCATTCAGGTCACGCATCAAACGGTCGTATCGGCCGCTAACTTCCCGAGTGGTTTTTAATGACCACATCAGGAACGGCCGTCTTTACCTACAATCGCGACCAAATCATCAAAATGGCCTATCGCAAGCTTGGCGTAATCAACGCCAGCGAAACGCCAAGCGCTCAGATGATCCAGGACGCCTCCGATGCGCTGAATCTCTGGGTTAAGGCGCTGAACGCGACTGGACTTCATATCTGGACCGAGACGGAGGCAACGCTATTCCTCCAGCCGGGACAGACGATTTATATGCTCGGATCAGGCACGACTGATCATGCGACTGAGAGTTATACGGCGACCACGCTTGCTGCGACAGCTAGCGGCGCGAACATTGTCGTAAGCTCTGCGACTGGCTTCGGTGCCAACTACAATATTGGGATTGTCCTCGATGGCGGGTCTATCTTCTGGACGACGCAGAGCGGCGCCGCATCTGGAGCGTCGGTCGCGTTGACGGGAAGTTTGACTGGAACTGCATCAAGCGGGAACGCGGTTTACGTCTACCAGACCGATATGCTCCGGCCGCTTCGCGTGGTTTCTACGAGGCGTTACAATTTCGCCAGTGCGATCGATACGCAAATGATCCAGATGGCGCGCATCGATTATCGAAATCAGCCGAACAAGAGCACGCTCGGCGTGCCTACAATGACATTCTACGATCCGCGAGGTGGCGCTAACACTCAAGGCAGCATGGCTGTATGGCCTGCGCCATCAGATGCCACGAATGCGATTAAGATGACATGGTGGCGGCCGGTACAAGATTTTACGTCGTCAGCCAATACCCCTGATCTGCCTACGGAGTGGGGGCTTTGCCTGATTTGGAATCTGGCGAAGGAAATGGGGCCTGAGTTCGATGTCACCCCTAACCGCTGGGCGATGATCAAGGAAATGGCGGCGGGCCATCTGGACAATGTTTCGGGCTGGGATCGTGAGCCGGAGTCCTATTTGTTTGGCCAGGATCTCAGTCAGCAATGACCGTCGTTCAGTTCGCGACGAATTCCTACAACTCGCGATCTCTTCCGGTTAGTGCCCAGCGCGTGGTCAACTGCTATGCCGAGAAAGAACCGCCGGACGCAAAAACTCAGGTAGCCGTGTTTGGTTCGCCTGGTTTGGTGCAATTCGCATCGTGCGGTACTGGACCAGTTCGCGGCTTCACGTTCATGAACGGCGTGGCCTATGTGGTGTCAGGCCAGAGACTTTATAGCCTGACCTCTACAGGAGTGGTTACGGACATTGGCGGATCAATCGGCGGGACCGCCTTCACGCCGATGGCGAACAATGGCACGCAGGTTTGCATCGTTAACGGCGTTAATGGATTCATCTGGTCTGCGACATCTGGCTTCCAGGTCATTACGGACGCCAACTTTCACGCTGCGAATACCGTCACGTTCTTTGACAACTATTTCGTGTTTGATTGGGCGAATACGAATAAGTTCTTCATCTCAAGTTCGCTTGATGGCACGGTCTACAACGGGGCCGATTTTGCCTCGGCGGAAGTGTCGAGCGATTATGTCCTGTCGATTGTTAACCAGCAAGAAAACCTTCTAATCTTCGGTCAGAAGACGATTGAGGGATGGTATGATGCTGGTGCCATCAACTTCCCGTTCCAACGGACGGGGGCCAGTACCATCGAGCGCGGAAGCGCTGCTCTCTTAACGCCCATCAAGGAAGACAATTCTGTCTTTTTCCTCGGCGATGATCTGATTTTCTACCGCATTAATGGCATTAGCCTCATGCGGGTTAGCACGCATGCCGTTGAGCAGGCTTTCCAATCTTATAGTACGGTTGCCGACGCCTATACGTTCTCGTACACGTTCGAGGGCCACAAGTTCGTCAATCTGGTGTTCCCGACCGCAAATGCGAGTTGGGTTCTGGATATCGCAACAGGTCTTTGGCATGAGCGTGAATCCTGGGATCAGAACAATAACTCGTTTGGACGCTGGCGCGGCAATTGCTGTTTGACTGCTTTCGGCAAGGTGCTCATTGGCGATGCCTATTCCGGCAAGATCGGATATCTGGACGCGAACACGTTCACAGAGTTCGGCAATACGATGCGCGCCTTGATGACATCGCCGCCGATCCACAAGGACCGGAAGCGCATCTATATTTCTACGTTTGAGCTCGACATTGAAAGCGGCGTTGGTCTGAACTCGGGGCAGGGTAGCGATCCGCAGATCATGATGGACTACTCCACGGACGGCGGGAGGACTTTCAAAACGCCGCAACTCTGGAATTCACTCGGCAAGATCGGCGCCTATCTCCAGCGTGCTCGGTGGTTTCGGATGGGGCAGGCCAGACAGTGGATTATCCGGGTCATGATCAGCGATCCTGTCAAGCGGGTAATCATTAGCGCGAATGCTGATATTACCGTGGGTGAGCCGTGACGATCCCGGCTTCTGCACAAGTCCCGTCACTGTTACAGCCACAGCAGCGCAACCCTTTGGTTGATAGTACGGGCCTGTTGACCAACAATGGTTGGCAGACGCTGCAAGGCATGTTCGGTTTTATCAACGGCACCAATCGAACGGTGCCGTGCATTGCATCTGGCACGAATGTCATCACTCTGACCATGCTGGATACAGCGCCGCTGGTTCAAGGCTATTATGATTTTGATACCTTCCGCGCCGTCGCCGCAAACACAACAACCGGAACGGTGACGGCTTTGGTTGCAACGCCGCAGGGCAATCTTGCAACAATCAAGGTATTCAAATCGAACGGGGCGGCGCAGGCGACGACGGGGGACATCACGTCTGGGCTTCTCTACGATTTCACCTATGTGGACTCGCTTGACGGCGGTGCTGGCGGGTTTGTGCTGCGATGAGCGAAGTTGCTTTGAACGATATGCTGACCACGCGCGAAAAGGTCTGGATGTTGGAGAAGGAAGTTCAAAAGCTTCCGCAGTGTCATATTGGTATCAAACACTACTTTTCTGACGGCGTGTATGCTCGCGAGATGACTGCTCCTGCCGGGGCTGTTGTGACGGGCAAGATCCACAAATATCGGCAGCTTAATATCCTGTCTTCTGGGACAATGAGCGTTCTGCTCGGGGATGCTACGGAGACGGTCACGGCTCCGTTTACGATCGTCGCGCCGGCTGGTTCCAAGCGGGTGTTCTACTGCCATACCGAATGCGTGTGGACGACGATCCTGGGGACTGACGAGCAAGACCCCGACAAGATCGAGGATGATTTCACGACCAACTCCGAGGCCGAATATCTGGAGTTCACGAAACTGATTGGATCAACCTGATGGCCTTCTTTGTTAGCGGCGCGATTGTCGGAAGCGCTGTTCTGGGCGCTGGCGCCTCTATGTATGCTGCAAACAAGCAGTCCGATGCGGCCAACAACGCACTGAATTTCCAGAAACAGACCTTCGACACCAACCAGCAGAATATGAAGGCGGCGCAGGGCACCTTGCAGCCGTATCTAGATGTTGGAAAGAACGCGACTTACACGCTGGGCCAGCTTACAGGCGGCGGCAACGGAAACACACAGCCGGATTACTCGTCTTTCTTCAAAGATCCATCCTATGCCTTTACTCAGCAGCAGGGCGAGCTCGGGATCGAGCGCGGGGCAAATGCGCGCGGGCTTAATCTGTCCGGTAGTACGCTGAAGGACCTCTCCACGTTCAACAGCGGTTTGGCCTCTCAGCAGTACGGGAATTACTTCAATCGACTGATGGGGCTTGCTGGCATCGGCCAGACTGCGACCAATACGAACGCCAACCTTGTGACAGGGAACGCCTCGAACAACACGGCGGGAGCCGGTCAGATCGGCAATACGATGATGGGGCAGGGACAAGCGCAGGCATCGGGCGCGGTTGGTATCGCGAACGCGGCCAATGGCGGCATCAGCAATTCGCTCATGTACAATTACATGAACCGCAATCCAAGCGGCTATGGTTCTGGACCGGCATATGGCGGTGGCGGGGAATGGGGCGGTAGCTCTGCAAACCCGCTTGCTGGCTTGAATGCGTCTGACTACGGAGCCGGCTACTAATGCCTGAAATCGACAACTCGCTGGCTGCAAGCGTTAAGCCTCTGGACGTTGGCGGGGCGCTGGCTAAGGCCGCAGCGCTTCGTGAATCGACGATCAAGGGCGATATCCTTCAGCAGTCCTACGGCGAGCGCGAGCGCGAATACGGCGAGAATGGCGGACTAACCTCAGGCCAGCGCGCCACGATGACAGACACCATGACTAAAGCCATGGGGCCGATCGGCAACATTCTGGCGAATGATCAGAGCGTGCAGGCCCGTCAGCAGGCCATCAGTCTTGCCAAGCGCGCCGGTGTTCCCATCGACCCGTTGACGGAGGGCCACCTGATGTCGGCGCCTCCTGAGCAGGTGAAGCAGTATGGGCTGAACGCGCAGCGGTTGGGACAGTCGTCGTCTACCAATATCGAGCAGAGCGGCGTTCCGGCAGCCAATACAACCCGCGAGGCTGGACGTTACGTGCCGGAGCCGGTTCAGCCGAATGTTCCTTATAGCAATCGTACCGCTGTGGCCACTGGAACGGCAGGTCAACCCGTGAAGCAATTCACGGATACAATCGTACCTAATTCTGATGGCTCGTTGCCAAGCGTTCCCAAGCAACCAGCGGCACCATCGTTTAATGATCGTTTCAAGGGTGACATGTTCACCCCCGGAATTGTTAAAGGCCCGGATGGTACGATTTCATCTTCGGTCACGCCGGCATCAAACGCCCTGCAATTGCAGTCTGTCGAGCAATACAAGAAAGCAGGCGAGGTCGCGCAGACGGCGCAGGGTCTTAGCATGCGCCTCGATATGATGGATCACAGCGCGGATGTTCTTAATTCTGCCGGCTGGTCCTCGACTGGCGCGGGCGCAAACGCAAAATTAAGTGCGGCTAAGTCGGTCAACTCTCTCTTGCAGACTGTGGGCCTCCCGTCGGCTATTGACCCGAATAAGATCGCTAACTGGGAAGATTTGAACAAAGAGACCACGCGAGCGGGTTTTGATCTAGCGCGGACCCTTGGCTCTCGCGAGGCTGCAACCATTGTACAGTCGTCGGTGAGCGCCGTGCCTGGCGCTGAAAGCACGCCGATGGGCTTTAAGCTGGTTTCGTCCGGCATTAGGCAGGCAATCCAGCGCGAGAAGGACTATTATACTTTCGCGACTGATTACGCGAAGTCTCATCGCGGCAACACCTTCGGTGCTGACGTTGAGTTCAATAAACAATTCCCGCCCGATCTCTATTCCAAGACAGCGGTTGCCAATGCCATCCCGCCGGCTGCAATCAATATGATGAAGGGCGATCCCAAGCTCGCCAGTAAGTTTGACGAGAAGTACGGGCAGGGCATGTCTGCATTCATCCTGCATCACGATCAGGCTCGCTGATGGCGCAAGCCAATCCCTTCGACCAATTTGATGGGCCGCAGTCTAAGAGCGGGTCAACGGACGCGAATCCGTTTGATCAGTTCGATCAGGTTTCCAAAGCTGCCACTATCAGTTCTGTCGGTCACAATACGACTGCCGGCCTAAACGAGGGCATAGCCAAAACTCTGGGTTATCCGGCCGATCTTGTCGGGGGATTCGTCAACCAGGCGGCCGGCGGCGTCAACTATCTTGCCGGTCGCAAAGTACTTGCTGACAATGTTCAGCCCATCGGCGGATCCGAAAGCATCAGGCACGGCATGGACGCGCTTGGGATTGATACCGCCGACACCGTTGAGGCCAACCAACCCGTTGAGCGCATTGTGCGCGGAGCCGGTGAGGGCGCTGGCGGGATGGTGGCCGGTGGCGGCTTGGTGGGTGGCGCCAAGTCTTTGATCGGGAGTGCTGCCCCCAAAGTATTCTCGGTCATGGAGGGGTTATTCGGTAGTCACCCAGCGGCGCAGGCGATCACGGGTGCCATTCAGGGCGGGACGGCTGAAACGGCTGGAGAACTAGCACCGGACGGCTACAAGACTGGCGCCCGCATCGTGGGCGGGGCTGTGGGTGGTCTCGTGCCGCTGGGCGCCCGCGTTGTTTATGAGGGCGGTAAATATGCCGTCAATGCCGTCAAGGATTTTGCGAGGCCCTTCACGAAGGCAGGGCAGGAATCGCTTGCGGGTCAGCGCATAGCCAGCGCAGCTAGCGATGTTCATGCAGTGCGAGATAGCCTCGAAAACGGTCCCCATGAATTGGTTCCGGGGTCAAAACCGACGACCTTTCAGCAAACTGGCGATATGGGTCTCGGCCAACTTGAACGGCAGGTTAGGACCAATAATCCTGACGATTTTCTGCAAAGGGCGGCCGAACAGAATGCGGCTCGCCGCAGCGCCATCCAGGGCACGCAAGCGGCCGGATCGCCAGCCGACGTATCTGCCCATTTCCGGGGCTTGCGGGACTCGCTGGATAGGGTCACGGAGACGGCGGTCAACGATGCTACCCGGCAGCGGAATCAAGCCACGGCGGCTATGGGAGGCAATGGAACGGCAGAGGGATACGGGGCCGCTATGCGCGAGCCCGCCCAAGAAGCCAGAGATGCCGCCAAGCAGGCCGAACGCCAGCTTTGGGATGCCGTAGACCCCCATGGTAATCTTGTCATGCCGGCCACCCCGATCGCCAATTCGGCTCGAAATATCGAAGGTCAGCTATCCCGCTCAGCTCGCCCTATGAGCGGCGAAGAAAGGGAGATTTTTGATGTTGCCGGTACCTATGATGAGCGCACCCCATTTCGGGAGGTGAGAGACCTTCGAGGGCGCATCTCGGCAGCCATGTCAGAGGAGTTGCGCAATTCCGGTCGCACCCCTACCTATGCGCGACTTGTCCAATTGCGGCAGGCTCTTGAGCGGACTATTGATCGGGCCGTTGAAAATCAGGCCAGGGTAGAGCAAAATGCCGTTCGTCGAGGCGAAATGTCCGCCGAAGACACGATGGCTGGGCGCCTAGCGGCGCAGAGGGATGAGTTCCTTGCGCGACGAAACAGCGAACAAGCAAACAATAGAGCGGGAGCTGGAGCCGCTAGCCCCGGCAGACCGTCTTCCGTTTCTGGCAATGTTCGAGCAAACGGCGAAGCGGGAGGGGCGCCTGGATTGGCTCCGGGCGATCAAGGAGTACAGAGCGTTCCTCTCGATGCAGAGGCCGCCCAAAGACTAAGAGATGCGTCCACTGCCACGCAAGCCAGAGCGACCACCTTTGACGAAGGTGCAACCGGCAATGTTCTTAAACCGGGCGCTCGAGCCGGAGACTATCGAACTCCGAGCTCTCTAGTTCCGTCGAAGGTCTTTCATCCTGGCGCTAATGGCGGTGAGGATGTTCGTCACTACATCAATTCTGTTGGACATGACCAAGCCATCCCGGTCATTGCGGACTATGCAGCCTTCTCCCTGCGCCGCGCAGCAATGAGGCCGGATGGTTCGATTGACACGGCAAAGGCTCTCGCGTGGGCCAAGCAACATGACGCTGCGCTAGCTGAATTGCCGCCGGCCGTCCGTAGCCGTCTTGCCAATCCCGGACGAGCAGAAGAGGCCGTTGCTCAAGCCGCAGCGACGCGGAAGGAGCAGCTTGCAAACTTCGATAGATCCGCAGTCGCCAGCGTTATGGGAACGGAAAGTGGTGACGTTGTTCGGCAGGTCGGCACCATTTTGAATAGCCGGGACGGAGCCGCGCGAATGCAGCAATTGGCGACGGCAGCCAGAGGTAACAAAGCGGCTGAAGCCGGTCTCCGTCGCGCAGTTGTTGACCACATTCAATCGCAGTTTTTATCAAACACGGAAGCGGCAACGACAGGCGCAAGCCAGATAAAGGCTGATGCCTTCCAGACGTTCATGCGTACTAAGGCCGATGTGTTGGCAAAGGTATTCACTCCGGAGGAAATCGGCGTTCTTCGCGCTGTCTCGCAAGATCTTCAACGAGCTAACCGGAGTGTCAACGCGACGAAGCTTCCTGGCGGATCGAACACGGCACAGGATACAGCACATCGCGCCGCTGAAGATGGGACAATTCTCAACAGAATCGCTGGTGAGGCTGCTGCGGCAGCGGCCGGACATGCAATCGCTGGAGCTGGTGGTGGAATAGCTGGCTGGCTCGGCAAACGCGTTGCCTCGGCGCTACGCGATGCGGGGCTCGCAAATGTTGACGATCTCGTAAAGGAGGCCATGCTTAATCCAGAGTTGGCCCGCGCACTGTTGCAGAAAGTTCCGGTCAAGCCTGATACCGGAGCAGCAATTAGGATCGCGCAAACCGCCAAACGGATTGCAGTGTCAGGCCCCGTGATTGGGGCTAGTCCAAAAGATCAAAAGTAAAACTCTGAAAATAGACCAGCAGGGCGCCTCGGGCGCCTTTTTCTTTGGGAGCCGTAATGGCCAATCGCTTCTACTCCCCTAACCAGCAGTTCGCAGATGCCACAGGCGCTCCGTATGCTGGCGGCTCTCTGGCGTTCTACGCTTCCGGCACTTCAACACCGCTCGCGACCTATTCGGACTCGGCCCTTACGATCGCCAATACCAATCCGGTGGTATTGGATTCCGCCGGTCGGGCCGGCAACATCTTTCTGCAAAATCTGGCTTATAAGGTAGTCCTTTCGGACGTTAACAGCAACGTCATCTGGACGGATGATCCGGTCTATTCCTCGGACTTTTCGACTCGTGCCAAGTTGTCTTCGGGGGCAGGGAGCCCGAATGGCAATACGGCTGGCGCGGCGGGCTCTCCGGGCATTGGCGCGGACACCTACTGGGATACGACCAACAATATCCTGTACGTATGTACGACCACGGGAACTGCTTCAACCGCCGTGTGGACTGCCGTAAATGCGTCAACCGCAGCGGCGGTCGTGCCCCCCCCGCAAGGATACCTTACTCTCACGAGCCAAACTCCGGTCATCCCGGGCGATGTCATTGGCTCATCGAGCGTGTTTTACACGCCCTACGTCGGGAATCTTGTGCCCATTTATAACGGTAGTTCCTTCTCCCCGACCGTTTTTTCCGAACTCACCTTAACGCTCACAGCGTCTCAGACGGCGAACTCGATATACGATGTCTTTGTCTTCAACAATTCAGGTGTCACCACTCTGGTTGTCGGACCAGCATGGACGACCTCGACTGCCGGAAGTGGCGCCCGTGGATCTGGAGCTGGTACGACCCAATTGACTCGCCTCAATGGTGTGTGGGTCAACGCCGTGTCTATGTCTGGCAAGAATAGTTCGAACACCTATTCAATCCAAGCCAACCAGGGGACTTATCTTGGATCAATATTCATCGATTCCGCAGCAGGACAGGTGAGTTGCTATCGTTCATATGGTCAGTCGCGGAAGTGGGGCGTCTGGAATGCCTACAACAGGCAAAATATTATCGTGAAGGCTGGTGACTCGACTGGGTCTTGGACGCCCGTCTCGACTAGCCTTCATCCGTCCAATAACAACACAGCAAATAGCATCACCGTTTTCTCTGGGCTGCCGGAAGAGTCCTACACCACGTCATTCTCCCAAAGGCAAACGGTGGTGAACGGTACGGCGGCGTCTTTCAATGCCGGCAACTTCAACGCCATCGGTTGGAATTCAACCACTACGTCATCTGGACAGCAGGGTAGTGCTCAGTTCGTCTTTACCGGCGCGTCATCTCTGTTTGAGCTGTTCATGACGACCCAATCGAATTACACGGCGCCCCCATCTCTTGGGGTCAACGTTGTCACTGCGCTTGAAGCGACGGCGGGCACGATTGGCTCAGGCCAGACGTTTTTCGGAACGGAATCTCAAATGCTGCTCTCAGCAAGCTGGCGCGGATAAGTCTCATGGAAATACCCAGAACGTCGTGGAGAGACTAACGATTATGAAATGCTGGTGTTACTTTCTGGTCGCTTCGGCGGCCTTTTTTATTGCCTCCAGTGCTGAAGCTCAGAACACTGGAACGGTTTCAAATCATGCCGTCCCGGTCGGGAAGGGCGCTGGCGTTAGCGGTTTTGGCAGCGCTGCGCCGGGCGCGTCCGGTCAATTCATGCGCAGCAACGGGGCGGCTGCGGACCCTTCGTTCCAAACGGCGCCATGCAGTGCGCTATCGAATGCGGCTGCGTCGTGCTCAACGGATACGACCAATGCGGCCAACATCACTTCTGGCTTTCTTGCTACGGCGCGCGGCGGCATGGGCGCCGACAACTCGACGAACAACGCCGGAGATCTGCTGGCCTCGAATGGGTCTAACGGGAATTTCGTCGCGACCTCGCTCAATGCGCTGTGTTCGCTCGTGCCGTCTGTCTGCACCAAGGCGCTGGGCTATACCAGTATCTATTGGTACGGAGCGAAGTGCGACGGAATTTTCCAGTCCAATCAAAATTTCGATCAGCCTTCGACCAATCTTTCGATCACGTCAGGAACGCCGAATCTGACGTCGTCGGGCTCTACCTTTACCTCGGCTGACGTTGGTAAGAGGATCTATGTCCCCGGTGCGGGTGCTGCGGGTGCTGGTCTCTCTACCACAATCCTCGCTTTCGTCAGCGCTACACAGGTCACGCTTGCTACGAATGCATCAACGACTCTGAGCACGGTCGCGGCAACGAACACGGCTCCGTTCGTCTATGGCACCGATGACACCACGGCAATTCAGGCGGCGATGACTGGTGTACCGTTCGGGGGAACGCTCTATATTCCAGGTTCGCACACTGGCTGCGTGATCCGCCAGCAGGGCGCGAATACGTATTCCCTGCTCCAGAACAAGCCCTTCACCATTCGCGGTGACGGTCATTTCTCCAACTTGATGACGTTCCCTGACATCCCGTCAACTGTCGATAACCTCTTCGTGGACGGTACGGGCGGCTACGATTGGACGAATATTAGCTGGAGTGGCTTCAGCATTGGCATGGCGCCCGCATTCATCCCGCCGACATTCATCATGTACAAGCGGTATGGGAAGCGTGGTCTGGTGTTGTCCGATAGCGCTGCCGCGAATTTCGTCCAATTCAACATCACAAACGTTTTCATCGGAGAAAGCGGCAACGATCATTCAATCTACGTCGGCAATGGGACGTCATCGCCTTCTCAAGGCGGCAATATCACCTTCAATAAGGTCTATGGAGGCATCCATCTCGCAAACGTTTCTGACAGCTTCCGCATTCAGAACAACTTCCTCTACGGAGCCTCGACCTTCGGTAGTCTATTCGAATTCGTGGCAGGCGCCGCAGGATTCAACTTCTCCTACAACAATGTCACGCAGGCTGGCTGTACGACTATCGAAAGTGGCACCAAGCCTGTTGTAAATAGCAACTATTTCGAGGAAGTCGTTAACGCATCAAGCTGCTCCGCGAATGCGCTGGTCAACTTCAATGGCGGCAGCGGTACAATCGCCATGCCTACGTTCTTGCACAACGTCGTCAATGCAGGTGTCAGCACCACGGCTACTCCGGTGCGCTACAACAACGTGACGGGTGGAAATTTTGGCGACAACTATTTGAACACATCAACTGCACGAACACTCGTAACCTCTGTTACAACACTGAGTTGTATAGCGCCCAATTCATGGAATGGAGGCGGAACGCATTTCAGCACTGCGCTGGCAAATACCTACGGCGGATGCTGATCGTCAAAAGGCCTCGTACCAGTCAAAGCAGTAACTTGCTCCAACAACGTGGGCTGGATTGCACTTGCTCAGGTCATCAGGGGAGCCAGCGATCTTGCGTATCCGGCTGGCCATCGGAGCCTGCTTGTATGCGTTCTTTCCGATGTCATGACCGATACCGAACCCTATGACGAACGCGAACCCTGCGGTCAGCGCGTAAGCGCGGATCACTTGTAGCCTATTCACTTCTTTCCCCAAAACACGCCCCTTGAACTGCAAGATTCCGAATCTAGCAGCCACAACCCATCCGAGCAACCCATGTTAGACCTCAACGCCATGTCTGCGGCGAACGCGAAGCGCTGGGCACAAGCCAAGCTGACTCGGAAAACCGAGGCCGGCATGACCGCCGCTAGGCTCTTTAGGGCCAAGACACGGTACAAGGCCGTAGAAAAACTTACAGGCGTGCCCTGGTGGTTCGTTGCTTGTGTGCACGAGCGAGAAGCCTCCCAGAACTGGAACACACAGCTCGGGCAGGGCGACCCTCTGGATAGGGTTTCGGTTCATGTTCCCGCCGGCCGTGGACCGTTCACCACATGGGAAGCGGGCGCCGTGGATGCATTGAAAAACTGCCAGCCTTACTCCGCCCGCAACAAGGACTGGAGCATTGGCGGGGCTCTGGCGGCCTTTGAGGCGTACAATGGCTTGCGGTATTTCAACTCCGGGAGGCCGTCGCCTTACGTGTTCTCGGGCACCTCGATCTATGACCCTCCGACCGGACCAGGCGGGAAGGTGGTCGTTGATCATGGGCCGATTGAGAACGTGGTCGATAAACAGATGGGCTGCGCAGCCATGCTGATGGCGCTGATGGCGCTTGATCCGACCATCACGTTCACGGGCACGAAGATCACGCCAGTCCCGAACGCGCCCGCCAAGCCAGCTCCTCCATCCATCACGAACCCGTCGCCCGGCTCGCTCGGCGCGTTCGTTGCAACACTGATCGCGGCCATTCTGAGGATCTTCAAGAAATGATCGCTAAAATCAAGGCCTACTTCG